ACTACCTGAAGTGTTCTGTTCAATTCCTACAGCTTTTTTTAAATAATCACCTAAGTTAAATTGATTATTTTCTCCTCCACCAATAACAGTGTCAATTCCTTGGGTTGTGCCTGTAACTTTACTTAATAAATCCCCTAAAAAATTTTTTCCATAGCCTCCTCCGGGTAAACCAAATTGATTTAATAACCCACCACCTATAACTGCAGATGTAACTGGATTATCTTTAATGGGATCCATAATTTTTTCTTGAAACCAAGAACCTATTCCATATCTTTTTCTACCATCTAATCCTGCGATACCACCAAAAGCCATATCCATTCTATTTTTTCTTCCTTGAGTATATGTAGGTCGTACGTCTCCTGTAAGTCTAAGGTCTGGTGCTCCTGCTTGTAAGGAAGAACCACCCATATCATACATTTGTCTAGGTTGAGAAGGCCCACCCATATTGTACAATTGTCTGTTCATTAATGCTCTTGATATAGCCATAGTTATTAATCTGTTGTTATATATTAAGGCAGGAATTTCACCTGAGTGTACATTACTTTACTAGTTTTTTACCAGTAAATCAAGACTATGTTATCGTGTCCCTAGGTTTAATTTCCAAGGCAGAAAGCACCACATGTAGTCTATTTGCGGTAGCTGCTGTTACTTTTAATACTTCACTTTCCTCTAATACTAAAGGTTGTGTTAATAATTCTGTAGTCCCATTAGCTGCTATAGATTTAGTTTTAAATAAACTAAATACAGCAGAAGCTGTGTTAGTAATAGTAACTGTTATTGTGTCAGCATTACCTGAATCTTCTGATACTAGTATAGACTTTATTACACCAGTTGTAGCAGACGGAACTGTATACAATGTTGTAGCACTTGTCGATGTTAAATCTACTTTTTTATTTACAAAAGAATTTGCCATTATGCTAAAAAGAAGTTAAACGCTTCTACTTCATCTTTTACATCTTGTTGAAACGTTGTGTTAAGTTTTTGTACAATACCATCTATATCTCTAAGAAAAGACAATTGTAATTGTTGATCATACTCTTTACCTTGTTGTGTTAATGATTGTACTATTCTAGCCATTATCTTCTACCATCTGGTTGTATATCTAATCTAAATGTACCAAGTCTCCAAAACTGACTTGTACTAGTATTATCTACTTTTAACGATATTGATCTAGCTCTTGCACGTGTATCAATTTTCTGTGTACCACTTGTTATTGTAAAAGGTCCTAACGAAGAACTTGCAGAAACATCATTTGGAAAGTCTCTTAAATTTAATGTAATTCTTGCATCACCTGTTTGTGATAAAAAGTCTGGTATTATTCTTCTAATTTTCATCATGTACTCACCATCATTACCTGTTCCTATTAAACCACCTGATTGTCCAATATCAAAATCTCCTGATTCTATGTTGGCTGCAATGGCAGTAGTTGATCCTTCTTTAACTTGGTTTAATCCTGTCTCATGTTCATAGTATGTTGATGTACCATCAGTACATCCAATGACATGGTCTTTGCTTGTTGAAGGTGTTGTACCACTAGAATTATATTCTGATGCATGAGGTTTACCAAATACAGCAGAATCTTGCCACGCCGTTCTAGCTAATGTACCTGTAGTCCATACAGGTCTTTCAGATGTTGAATCTAAATAGTTATAAGTTACAACTCTGTTAACTGTGTTGGCACCGGAGGATACATAAAACCAATTAATCTCACCAAACAAATTGTTTAGTCCTGCGTTAACGTGTTGTTTAGTTATTGTGTTTAAATCATCATAAACAAAATCTTCTACTAAACAAGGTAGTGATTCTAATTGTCCACCATATCTAAAGAAACCATTTTCTGACATCCAATAAACTGTACCATCAACTTCTACTGCAGCGTTCTTACCAATCAATCCACAGTTAGTTCCTACTTGTTCAAAGGCAAATGTAAAAGGTGCACCAACAAAACGCATTAAAAATAACGCTGTGTCAGTCCATACATAGATTGCATTTCTACCTCTAAGTGCGCCCATGATCCGTGATCCATCGGCCAGTCTTTGTGTACCAGCACTATTGGTTGCTGTAGGTACGTAGTCTGTAATATCTTCTTGAGAAGAGAATCTTATAAACATTTGATCTTGTGTAGATTTAGTTCCAATAGTTGTTTCAGTTCCAAAAAATACTAAGTGTCGATCCGGTGTAGATACTAACATATCACGTGACGCTGTAGGTGCACCTGATGCTAAAGTTGCTCTTGTGTTTGTAGCGTCTGTACCTTCAGAACTCCAAGTAAAAGTTTCACCACTAAATATTGTTGCAACTAAAGTATTACCAAAATTATCTAATGCCCATAAACCTGGCGCTGTAATTATATCTCCTGATGGAGCTGAACCCCAACCAGAATAAGCTGCTGCTTCCGTAACAACCGCACCTGAAGAATGTGTTGCTGCCGTTGTACCATTTGCTCCTCTAGTTAATCCTGATAAAGTGTTACCACTTACCGAACTGTATGTAATTAATTCTGTGCCAATGATCACGGTTCCTGATGAAGGAAATGATGTAGCACTAGCTATTGTTAAACTTGTAACTGATGCGTTAATACCAGAAGCTAATGAAGATACAAATGTACCAGAAGCTGTTCCGCCCCATTGACCTAATGACCAACCTGTAGCTGCTACTTCAACAGCAGGTCCTACTCTAAAATAAGCTTGTACTCTGATACCACCAGAAGTTGTTGCACCAGATCCACCTTCAGTGGACGCTAAAAGTACTGTGCAAGTTCTATCTGTTGGAATAGATTTAATTTCAAATCTAATATTATCAAAATTTGTAGAGTTAAAATTAGAATTTGTAATAGATGAAAAATTATCACATAAGATAACGTCACCAATGTTTAAACCATGGTCTGCTGCAAAAGTTATTGTAACTGTTGCTGATCCATTAGTTGTAGAGAATGCACTTGTTAAAGTTGATGTAGCTCTAATAGGGTGAATATCATAAAAGATACCACCAGAGTATACATATAAAATTTTGTTAGTTCCTAAAGCAGCATACTTAATACCAACGGTATTTACAAAATGAGCTATAGCTGTGTTTCTTCCAGTTAATTCTGTTGAACCAAGTTGTGCCCAGCCACCAATTTTTTCTGGTGTACCATATCTAAATCTAACATTGTCACCATCTATCCACTGGTTTTCTCCACCTGTAGCAGTAACTTGTTTATTGAATCCTGGCAAAAAAGCCACTTTTTGTAACATATGTATCCTAGATTATATTAAAGTGCGTTGAGAATCAACGAGTTTTGGGTATACCCAATAGTGGTCTTTTATCATACAAATTTGTTTTTGCAAAGGGCCCATTCGCATGATTATAGTGTAAGAACACTTGTCCGCATAACTTGCCTTGAAAAGGTTCTCTCCAATGTTCAAGTTCGCAACCCGAGTATATAAGCATATCTCCGGGTCTTAAGTCAACCTTATTTCCTTTAGGTGCACCAGGTTTTATTATACCTTTGCGTTCATCAACAACATTATTAGAACCTGTTGGATCTATAAATATTGGCCATGGATCTCCACCTAAATTTAGTGTTGTTGATATCTCACAACTAGGTCTATCCTTATGTCTGTTTAATATATTACCTGTTCTATATAATCTTGTGTAAGAATAGGTAGGTATTAGATCTAAGTTTGTCTTAACTTTCATTACAGGTATTGTTTTAATAAGTAATGTTTCCATTAATCTATCTGCATATTTAGCATAAGATCCCGGTACTTGTGCATCTTTAAAATTACCTATCAATGGATTTTTTTCATGTGTTACTTGATTCGTAAGCATCCAATGATCTGCCTCTGCTGATATTTGTAAATAAGTATAAGCTATGTCAGCTAGTTCTTTTGATATAGCATTTCTAATAACTTGGTATTTATTTTTTTTAAAACTCATGTTTGTATAAAATTAAAAGATACAGATATTCTCCAATTCTTTTCACCTTTTTCTTTGTTCATATTTATATCAACACCATGTGGTTGCCATGCTGGAAAGAATACCATTCTACCTTCAATTGCATCGTAAGCTACTACACGCCATAGTTGTTTAGGTATGTTGTCTACTCTTCTTGGCATATAAGTATTAGGTCCTGGTCTTGGATCTTCTAAAAATAATTTACCTGAGTTCTTTGGCACTTTAACATAGTACACACCTGACCATAATGAGTTAGGATGAGTATGTGTTTTATTATAACTGTGTGTTGGATTTATATTAGCCCACATATTACCAAGTCCTAGTTTAGGTTGTACACCATAATCTTTATTGCACTCTTCAGCCATTTTAAATAGTTCTGATGTAAGAGGATCAAATACTTTTTTCTCATTCATGTTGGTTTTACTATGCCAACCATAACCTGAATTAGTTTTTATCTCACCTTTAGGATCAGCTTTGTACCAAGCTTTAATATGTTTAAATAAATATTTATTTAACTCTTTAGCATTAGGTAAGTCTTTAAAATATAAAGGAGTTGGAAATAATACTTCTCTATTCATTATTTAAATGGAGTTCCGCCAAACCACATAACTAAAGATCTTCTCATGCCTTTAGTTACTGGTGCAACTCTATGTCTAATAAAGCTTGCAAAGAATATAGCTTGACCTTGTTTTAACTCAGGTACTTTATTTTTTTCCATAAATTCTAAATGTCCACCTTTAAATGTAGATGGATCAGATAATAATATTGTCATTGATATTTTTCTAACCGGTGGTTCATGTGTACCATTAACATCTAAATCCATATGCCAATCATAAAATCCACCTTTAGGATATTCTGTAAACTGAGCTGGTTCTGTAATTTTCATATTCTCAAAACCAAAATGATTTAAATTTGTTGCTTGCATAGTAGCTTCAATTTGTGAATACATCTCTTTCATTTCTTTAAAAGGAATCCAAGATATTGTTGTTGTTCTTTTTTTAGTATCTACCCCACCACCTGGTTTATTTATACCAACTTGCGCTACTTCAGGTTTTTGTTTGTGTCCTGCTTGTATAACCATCTCACATTGTTGT